GGCATAGCGGCGGGCGCAGCAGCCTGGGCGGACATAGCGGCGGGCATAGCGGCGGGCATAGCGGCGGGCATAGCGGCGGGCACCCGAACAGCGAAACCCCCAGGTACTTCGACGGCTTCCCCGCCTTCAAAAGTTGCACGCTCTCGCGCAGCCCAAACTGTCTTGAACGGCCTGCCATTTTTGGCCATCACCAAAGGCGCGGGCACGTGCGTAGCGGCGGGCATAGCGGCGGGCACGGGCGTAGCGGCAGGGGCAGGGGTTGCTCCGAGTACAAACCCGCTGACGGCCTGCTGCGCTGTCGCCAGCTCCGTCCGCTTGCGGTCAATCACCGCTCGGCGCGTCGCATACTCTTGCGGGGAAAGCAGGTCTGAACCATCAGAAACTTTGCGGTCGAGGGTAGCCAAGCTCTTATCGAGCGCCGCAGTTTGCTGCTGGAAATACTGCTCCAGCCGCAGGTTAATTGGCTCCGCCACTGCGGCGTCAGTGGGCTGCGGCACAACGAGGGCCGCCAAGTCAAGCGACAGCTTGGTGCCGTAGCTGTCCACCCGTGCGCCGCCCCGGCCCAGCGCAGCCCGTATCTGTTCACCTACAGCCCCGCGAGTAGGCCCTGGGCGGGGTGTTCTAGGCGCGCTTGCGTCGTAAGTATTCCCGAACAGGTCGGGCTGCCCATCAACCCGTTGGGCTTCTATGGCGGACGCCTGGCGTTCGAGGGTCGCTACCTGTTCCTGGAGCCCGTGCGCCAGCGGCGTCAGCTCGTAGAACCGGCGCCAGTCGCCAGCCTCTTGCGCACTCGCAAGCCCAGACTGCACCTGCGCCAGTTGGCGCTGCGCCTCACGATACCGCCCCAAGATCGCCGCGTCATCCGCGCCCGGCACCGGGTCGGCAGGTAGCTCGGACATGCGCCCGTAGTCCCCTAGGTCACCGAACAAGTCCACGCCAGGCGTGATGATCCCGGGTGCAGCCGGTGTGCGCGGGGCAAAAGGGTCGGGCGTAGCAGCGCGCCTTTGCGCGTTTTGCGCCGCCATCTGCTGCTGTATGAGAGCCAGACGCACCCGCAAAGCCTCTGCCTCTGCGGCCATCCGCTGAAACCCGGGAGTGCTTTCCGCGCCCCGCTCCATCACCATCGCAGTTTCCAGGCCCGCCAGGCGCTGGCGCAACTCTCGGTACTGCGCTGGCGCAAGGCCCTCTACAGGGGCAACCGGCTGCAAAGATTCCTCTACCGCAGCGGCATCTGCTGGTGCCACTACCGGCGCGGCCATTGCGTCGTCTGCGGGCGGCTCTGGCACTCGCGGCTGCAAGATGTCCACCGGATCCGTACCTATTGGGGCCGCCGGAGGCGCGGGCAGCGGAGTGTCGCCCGACGCGGGTGTAGGGTCGTTCAAGTGGGCGAGGCGCTGGCCGCTGGGGATGCCGCCGAGAGTCCCGTAGGTTCCACCGACAAGCGCGCCCAGCGCCAGCGCGTTGATGCGCCGGTCGGCCACTTCTTCAGGGGACAAACCCCCGGCGTGCATCGCCATTTCCAGCTCGTTCTGGAAACCTTCAGTGAGCCCTTCCCCACCAGCCGCCACTGTCCCGGCCGTGAGCGTCCGGCGCAGCAGCCCGCCAGTGTACGCGGCCCCAGGAACGCGAAACGGGGCCTGTAGTGCCGACGGTATTGCCGCGTTAGCAAAGCCGTGCAGGGGGGCCAACAGGGCGGCCCGGTAGGGGTCGGGCGCCCCTGCGTTGACCGACTCCTGGTACAGCGAGCCGAAGCCCATGCCGGTACCTACCATCGTAGCCGTAGCCAGCGCACGTCCTTGGTTCATCGCCGCTTGGCGGACGGCTTCCGTGGCCCCGGCGCGCAGGCCCGCACCACCAACAAAGGTAGGCGCCGCAGCGGCTAGCCGGGTCAACCCCGTAGCGGCTGCGGCCTTCCCCAGACCGGGGACGAACTGCGCACCAACCATCGCCGCAACAGTCGGGGCGTTGACTAGCGCCTGGTACGCCACAAACGACGGCGCATTGTCCCAGCTCAAGTCCTGAATGCGCGACAGCTCGGGGCGCCCGCTCAGCGCCGCTTCCGCCTGGTTCCTCGCTGCACCCCGGTTGGCCCAGTCTTGGGTGCGCTCCCTGCCAAGCGCATCGGCGGCCCCGGCTACGGCGCTGTAGCCTATGCTCTGGAGCTGGTTCAACCCCGTCGAAAGCCCGGAACGCAGAATCCCCCGGTCGCGCCCAGACTGCACACCGAACGCCGTGGCCACGTCTTGCATCGGCATCTGCGCCCGCGAAGAAATCTCCTGTATCAGTTCGGCGTCGCCTATCTGGGCAGCCCAAGGGTGCCGCTGGCGGAATGTGTCGAGGGTTACGGCCATGCAAGGCTCCTAGATGTTTTGCAGATTACCAGGCACGGGTAGCTTCGGGGTTGGGCACCAGGCGATGCGCTGGTACCCCGGCGCCCGGTGGAGCGGGGGCGCTGTAAGGGTCAGCGACACTTCGCCAGAACGGGTTGTCTGGGCCAGCGCCCAGCACCCGACTCTGCACAGTAGGAGCGGGAGCCGCAGGCGGGGCGGGAGCGCGGGGTTTAGGCGGGGCTGCCATCCCAGGCGCCGTTAGTAGTCGTTCAGCCAGTGAAGGCGGCCCAGCAGGAATGACCCCGTCGATACCCAGCCGTTGCTGCAGCGCTCGCATTTGCTCGGGCGTCATGTTGGGGTTGTCCTCCAGCGCTTTGAAGTACGCTCTGACCCCCGCTTGCTGCACAAAAGTCAACGGCGCGTCGCCCGGCCCGCTACCGGCGCCTCTAGATGCCGCCGCGATATTCGCTACCCGAAGCCGGTTGGCGTGGTCCGCTTGCTGCGCCAGCGTGGCCTGCTCAATCTTCAACTGGTCTGCCATAAAGCCAACCAGAGTATCTGTGTCGGCAAAACCGCCCATAGTAGCTGCCAAGGCCGCACGGTTCGCAAAAAACTCTGGGGTGACGGGGCGCCCGCTGGCGTCCACACGGTCAACCTGAATCCTGCCGTCCGGCAGCGCGGTCATGCCCCGCATACGCGGGCCGACAGGTACGAAGCGGTTAAAAATCTCGACCGCAGGGCCGAAGTTCCCTGCTGCCGCAGCGACGATAGCCGGGTTCACTGCTTCCGTGCGCTCTGCCGCTTCCGACCTCGCAACTCTTTCCGCTAGCACCAGCTTGTCGTTCATTGCGCCCATTGCAAGTGTTAATTCCCCATTCGCCACGAACTGACCGACGGTGAAGTTCAAGGCGTTCAGCGCGTCTTGGGGCGTCGCGTCCCGCAAGGTTCCGTCCGGGTTTGTGCGCAACCGTGTGAAGTGCGCCGCCGTCGCTTGGTGTACCCCGTCGAGCACTTTTTTCCGTGCGGCTGCTTCCTGCGCCGCCGTCTGCTCGTTTCCAAACCGCCAGTCCTGTTGGCGCGCAACTACGCCCTCGCGCTCAAATCGCTGTGCGTCGCGCTCGTCCCGCGAGGCGTCCCGCCGCATCTGCATACCCAGAACCGGGTCGTGCCTGCCGACCACATCCGCCTTGGCGCGGTAGCGCATACCCTCGATGCGCTCCGGGCTCAACGCCCCTTCGACGCGCTGGCCCAAGAACTCCGTAACCGGGCGCGGGGCCAGTCCCACAACGGAACCGGGTGCTACCTGCTCGCCGGTCGGGCCTGCGAAACTGAAGTTGTTGCGCACCTGCAACCCGCCGCGCTGGTTGTCCTCGATGGTGTAGAACGGGTTGCCGTCTGCATCCCGCGCTTCGGCCATCGCCCGGAGTTGATCCCCGTCTTGGGCGGTGTAGCCCTCGAACGTCTGTGGTTGGGCGTCGGCCACGCGCCCAAGGTCGCGCTTCATACGCGCCTGCTGAAACGCCTGGAGCGCCGTCTGCGCCATCTGCTGACCGGTAGCGAAGTTCTGTGCGAAGCTCATGCGGTTTCTCCCTGTACCGGCGACATTTCAATGCCCAAAGCGCGGTAATCCACCAACTTATACCCCAAGGCATCTTCGTACACCGCGTCAGGGCGCAGCGCCTCAACCTCGTCAGCCATGACCCCGCGATAGCGCGCCGCGCCAGTGCGGTAGCGAAACTCGTACAAGTTCAAGCCCGTTGTTTCATCTACGCCTACCTGCACGATGTCCGCCTTCAGTCGGCGGTCAGACCACCCCGCACCAATCGCGGACGCACCCAACTGCGCCCCGGCGCCCAGCAGCGCCGCGAACGGGTTGTTGGCGTTATTGGTTCTCGTGGCGTTCTGCTGCAATTCGTTGAACCGCCCCAAGTTGCCAATGCCCGCGTTCATGCCGTTCATCGTGGCGCCGAAGGTGTTGTTGTTCGCGCCCACTGTCGCAGTTCCGGCGTTCATCATGGAGCCGCCCGCGTTCAGGCCAGTGCCCATGAAGTTTCCAGCCAGCCCCGCACTGGTTGCGCCTAGGCCCGCCATGCCCAGCCGGGCTCCCACCCCTTGGAACCTGTTGGCCAGCCCCGCCTGCTCTGCGGCCATGCGGGTCTTGTTGGCGGCCCCGGCCATTGCTTGGGCCTGCTGGATCGTCATCGCGTTTTCTTGCGCAGCAAACGCGCCCGACGCCGGGTTGACGCCCATGCGAGCCATAGCCCGCAAGCCTTGCCCGCGTGCGTTGGAAGTCGCCGCGCCTACGTCTGCCAGCGAGCGGTCCACTTGGCGCTGGATACCCGCCGGGTTGAACATCTGCTCAACGTCGGCGTCCAGTCGATCTTGCATGGGCACGGTGCTGCCCCAGAACCGATTATCCTGGCGGCGCATCTGCGCTAGCTGGTAATCGCTCGTGGCGTTGGCGCGGTCAGCGGTCTCCCGCCCGATACCGATGGCCTCATTGGCAACGCCGCGTATCCACTCGCGTTCACCGCCTTCGGCAGTGTAGTCCGCCCACTGGCGTTCGGCCAATTCAATCTGGCGTATCGCCGCTGCACCCATTTGTGGGTCGGGTGGCGGTGCCCGCCCGCCGCCGCCTTCGAGCGTCATGCCCGCAGAGAATTTCCCCCGCCCGCCGCGAGCGGTGAAAGCCCGCTCTGGGAGCCGGTCGAATTCGGTTGTGTGCCACCTAGACATAACGGCAATCCTCTCGACGCATCACGTACAAAATCACAGCCCCGCCGTCCGACGCCGCCCCGTGCAGCACCGCTTCTTGGCGGAACCCCAAGTGTTCAGTTAGTTGTCGGGAAGCCGTGTTGCTGGCCTCCACACTCCCGCTGATCCTGCGGCACCCTAGCTCAACAAACGGGTAGTAAAACCCGTAGCGCAGGAACTCCCTGCAAACCATTCGGCGGCCCGGCGCTAGCGCGATATGCGCCCATATGTTTACGCCGTTCCATTTTTCGTACAGCACCCCCGCCGTCAACTCGCCATCTTGCTCCAGCCCCAGCCCTTTCATGTGCTGCGCAAAGGGCACCGGCGTGAAGTTCCAAACGAACTCCCACACGCGCACCGGGTCGGAGACAATTCTGCGGGTCATCGATTTTCCAGCGAGATACCCCCGCCTTTAGGCGTGGGGAGGGATAGCGGGCAGCCCGAAGGGCTGCTTTCTTGCCGCTTGACAAGCATACACGAAAACTCCATAATGGAAGCATGAAATTGGTTGCTAACATCAGATTGAAGCCGACGAAAGAGCAGGAGGTTGAGCTGCGCGCCACGCTTGAGCGCTGCAACGAGGCTTGCAACTGGTTGTCGCAGCAAGGTTTCGCAGCGAAAACGACACGTCAATTTGACATGCACAAAGCGTTCTATCGCGAACTGCGCGAACGCTTTGAGTTGACGGCGCAAGTGGCGGTTCGCTGCATCGCGAAAGTTGCCGATGCCTACAAGATCGACCAGAAAACGCAGCGCGTTTTTCGCAAACATGCTGCGCAGCCCTACGACGACCGAATCCTGTCGTTCAAGCCCAACGACATCGTATCGCTGTGGGTGCTGTCCGGCCGCGCCAAGATCGCCCACGTCTGCGGCGACCACCAGCGCAAGCTGCTCGCGCATCGCAAAGGAGAAGTTGATCTGATGCTCGTTCGCGGCAAGTGGTACTTGGCGGCCGTGTGCGACTTCGACGAACCTGACCTGCTCACGCCGGACGGCATGCTTGGTGTGGACTTCGGTATCGTGAACATAGCCACCGACAGCCTCGGCAAACAGCATTCCGGCGCTGCCGTCGAGGCATACCGCGAACGCTACGCCAGACGACGCGCGCTCTTGCAACGTGTCGGCACTCGCGCCGCGAAGAAGCGACTGCGCAAGATGGGCGGCAAGCAACGGCGATTCCACAAACACGAGAACCATTGCATTTCGAAAAGCATCGTTTCCACTGCTGAACGCGCCGAACTCGGCATTGTGCTTGAAGACCTCACGCACATCCGGGCACGGGCCAAGGCCAACAAAGAGCAGAGGAAACGCTTGCACAACTGGTCCTTCGGGCAGCTTCGCGCCTTTATCGAATACAAGGCCAAGCAAGCTGGGGTTCCGTGCGTTTCTATCGATCCACGCTACACGAGCCAGGAGTGCGGCGAGTGTGGGCACATCGACAAGCGCAACCGGAAAAGCCAGTCCGAGTTTCGGTGTAAGTCCTGCGGACACGAATCCAACGCAGACTTGAACGCCGCCAGCACCATTGCTGGGAGGGTCGCAGTAAACCGGCCTATGTTCGCGCATCTGTGTGTCCCAGGTGTAGTGGAAAGCCCCCGGCTTTAGCCGTGGGGTCGTTTACTCATCGCCTAGCAAATCGTGAACGTCAGGGTTCTGCACGGGTCGGGGCTTGGCCGCAATGACTTCGGGTTCCGGCGCGGCCACAACAACTTCGGGCTCCGGCTCGGGCCGGGGGCGGCGCGGTCTTAGACGCACTTCGGTCTTGACTACAGCGTCCTCGATGTCTTGCGCCAACAACGCCGAGCCTTCGTCGGTTGGTATGAACACGCCGTTGCGCACGCTGCCGAGAACCTTGTTCTTCCACATGATGTCGCCTGCTACCGAGTGGGCGCCGAGGGCGATGAGTTTGTCCGCGTCGTTCACGAGGGTTCCTTGAAGGTTTTGCATACCGTATTATGCGTCATAGCCAGTTGAAAATCTACCCCGGCACCTGCGGCCACACAATGTTCAGCGGGTCGGCCTGGCTCGTCACGTCCCGTAGCGCCTGCCTGTAGGCAGTCCATGCCGATTTTGTTTCCAGCGGCACGTCGGGTAGCTGCGTCCAGTCGCTGGCTACCAGCAGGGTGTTGCGTTGCTGGCGCACCTCTTGCCAAGCACCAGTGGAATCGAACTCCCACGCCTTTGCCGTGTAGTTGAAAACGTGGTGCTGCGTAGGCCGTGGCGGCATCGGCACCAGCACACCGGCTTCGACGTAGTGCTCTCGAAATTTGCCGGGGCCTACAGCAACTACCGCCCCAGGGTAGGCTTGTTTGTCCGCGTCACAAGCAGGGCAGTAACCGCTTGCAACAATTTCGCCGTTAGGTTTGTAGGCGTAAAACGCGACAGTTGATGACTCAATCATCGCTTGGCTCCCATTGCAGTGATTGCACATAGCGCCCGGCCGGATATGAAATCGGTGTGAATTCCAAAAGTGTGAGTCCCAGCGCCTACATGCACCACCCTAGACATCGCCCCTAAAGTCCCCTCCTGCGGGCCTTCGCGTTGCAATACGCCGCCGTTGTGCGTCAAAAACCAAGAAGCCCCACTCCGGTGGCTGCCTTGTGTAAAAGTTCCAATAACCATAAAAGCTGTTTCTACGTCAGTAGAAACCGTAACGCTTACAGAGTATTCACCATGCGCCCCAGAAGCAACCGTCACTGCGTTGCCAGCAATTTTCAGGGTGCCAACTTCGGCGTTTCCTATGTGCGCACTTTGAATCGCGGCGTTTCCTATGAAGGCCGATCCGATGGCCGCCGAGTTCATGAACGTGCCGATGTTGCCGGCTGTTATGCGCGACAAGCGGTTCACAAAGTCCGCCGTACCCATCGTCGAGCCGTCCGGGAACCGCACCTCTGCTCCAATTCTGGCGTCGTTTCGGATAGCCAGCGCCCCAAGCCCGGTAACCTGTCCGGCGGTCACTCCGTTTTGCGTTGCCAGCGAACCAAGTCCAGCAACCCGGCTTGCGTTGAGGTTGGTTCCGGCGCTGAACACCACGTTCCCGGAAGCGTCTCGAATGTCTAGCCCTCGGGTGTCGATCTTGTGCGCAGCGAGCGATCCGTCAACAAGCAAATTCCCGTTGATAACTACGCCGGGGTTCGTCCAGCCCCACCCCATCCAGTGCCGGGTTTCAATAAAACTCGGCGGCGTTCCGGCGCTGCGCATTGTCACCGTGTCGCCAACCACCAGATGGTTGTTATCCCACGCCGATCCGGCTCTGCCAAGCGCAACCCAAACCGTCTGGCGCGCAGCCACATCACTCCAAGCTGACCCCGTGGCAGAAAGGTTGAGCGATCCACGCATCCCGTCGGACAACACCCTGCCGCCCGTGTCCACGCGCATGTTGCCGCGAATGTACACGTTGGTGTTCATGAAGATGCCGCTCGCATCCACCCCAAACGGAACGGTGCTGCTATCCGGCGTAGCTGTCAGGCCGCCGGTGTATGTCGGCGCAACGATGGCGAACCTGTCGGCGCGGATGATGAACGCAGAACTCGGCACCCCGTTCACTTCTTGAGCCGCAAGGCCGAACCCCGCCAGTGCGCCGCCCGCCTGAACCTTCAGCGTGTACTGCGCCAGCAGCCCCTGCGTGTGGCTGGCCTGTGTCAGCATCTGCTGCTCTAGTCCAACCCGTCCGGGCCGACCGTCCTGATAGAAGTTGCCCAGGCTCACTTCGAGTTGCGTGACCTTGGTAGCAGTCGCACTCTGCTGGTTCACATACGTCGCTTGCAGCTCACGGATACCCGCAGAGTTTGCCCCCAGCGCGGCAGTGATCTCGCTCACCGCCATAGCCAGTGATCGGTTCGCGTCCTGTATCAGCGTTTCCGTGCGCCGAATGTCGGCCCCACGTATCGCCGCTTCGTCTGCAATGCTTCTGAGCAGCACCGTGCGTATCTCAGACGCCAGATGGTCAAACCGTGAAGGGTCGTCGAGGCGCTTTGCAAGATCGCGGTACAGCCGGGAGTTGCGTATCGCATCCACGAACTGGTCGATTCTGGCAGAGGCCGTCAAACCGCCTCCAAGCTCAATCAGTATCTCGCCCGGCCCAGGCTCCCGCTTGTCAGAAAGGCTCAACAAACCCTTCGTGACTTCGTTCAGTTCTCGCAGCGTCACGGCGCGCTCGAACGGGTTGCCTCGCGCACCTTCGCGCACCTCAAGCCGTTCAGCTACACGCTGCGCCCACAAGGCCATAGAGCGCGCATCGCTTGGGTTGAAGTTCGGCAGCGCGGGTAGCGCCGCTTTGCCGGTGTCGCGTTGTGCGGTCATAACTGCTGAAGCTCCGCTGTTGAACTCGCTAGCATCACGCTGGTAATCCTGGCGCGGGACTCTACTTCGACTTCGTGCTCCGCCCACCTACCAGATGGCAGGCGCTTCGGGCTGGTGTCTGTCAACACCGCTTCATGCCGAAGTTGGCCGTCTGCAATCCAGCGCACGATTGCCGGGTTGGCTGTCGTCTGCTCGCCAAACACATGAACCCAGGCGAACCCAACCGGCTCCGGGAAAACCCGGCGCGCTGTTCTCCACACCCCGGTGCGATGCGCGGCCCCGGCGAACGCCGCCAGTATCGACGCCCCACTTGCCACATAGAGCACGTCGTTTTGCTTATCGACGAACACCGCGCTGGCGGACAAATCAACCCGGCCCAGCTTGCCAGCCGCCAAGTTTATCGCCAAACACCCCGGCGAGCCGTTGTCAAAAAATACGAAGCACACCCCTTCGTGCTCAACAACTTGCATCGAGGCTGGGTTAAGCTGCTGCCAATCTTCCCGCGTGAAGTGCCGCTGCGTTATCAGGTTCACCCCGTTGGCCGACGCCAGGCACAAACCGTCAGGGGAGGCAAACAGCACCCCGCCCTGCACCGAGGCTATAGAACGGGCCGACACGCACGCCTGGTTGCTGTCAACCTTTTGCGCCGACATGGTTGCCGAATCAGAGCCGGTTATGAAGTACGGGCTGCCGATGGTGCCAACGAACAACGTGTTGTCGAACACGCCGAGTCCGACGATTGGGTACTCGATCACCACCTGATATTCTGCTGGCCAAGCGTAGGGGACATAGGGTTCGCAGAACGCCACGGTGTTGTCCAGGAACCCCGCCATGATGCCGTTTGGCATCCCGGTCAACCCGCGCAAGAAGGGGTTGGTGCCCACAACAGGCTTCGGCCAACCATCTGCCTGGCCGTCCATGCGGTAAGGCGGCTCAGTCCATGTGAGCGTCGGGCACACCTCGCCAAGCTCTGCGCCTTTCTTGGCGTCCGTGTAGGCCAACGTGCCGACAAGCATTTCATCGACAAGCCGGAACGTCGAGCTTTCGTTGCCGGCGCTGCTGCGGTACAGCCGCCACTTCACAATGTGCCTGGCTGCGTGCGCCTCTCCGGTTGTAAGCCCTGGCCTTGCGACTGAGCACAGGTCATTCTGGTCTGGTTCCAGCATTTCGCTCGGTTCAGAAGGTTCGGATTCTTCACCCCAATCGGTAACAAACGTCACGATATAAAAGCGCGTGTCAATGATTCTGCTGGCTACGTTTGGCAGGAACTCGCCCACGCCGCCAAGCTCGTCAACCAGCGCAGACGCGGCTTGAGAAGTCCCAGTAATCCCGGCCCAGGCGCGCAACTGCGCCGCTTCAACGGCATGAGTGGCGATTCGCGCCCGGTTCTGAAGCTCTTGCAACTTCATGTTCAAACTGTTCGCGCCCGACGACGCAGCAAACAGCGCTTCGTTGTGGGTGTTTTGCGCACTCATGAACTGCGCGTGCGCGGTGTCGTATGCAACCCACTGCGGGTCGCGCGCACTAACACCATCAAACGAAAAAGGAAACTCCGGCACACTTGGCTTTGTCGGCTCAACAGGCGCTGGCGGAACGGCGATGGCAACTGCCGTGTTCAACAGCCGAGCAAACTCCCTTGTAACCGCTTCCAGTTCGTCGCGGTGTTCCTTGGCAATCAACGCCACGTCAACAGCCCGCGTGGCCGCTTCTATGATCTTTCCAATCGCACCCTCGGAAAGCATTTGAGTGCCCGCCGTGGATTGACCCTCTGCGTTTGTTGACCCCACTGGCAGTTGCAGTGTGCGCAACCGGTTTGCAATCGCCGCGATGTCTAGCCGGTGCGCTGCCGGTAGTGCAGTGAGTGGCAGAAACAAATGCGTAGCCGTTGCCGCACTTCCCGCCGATGCGATTTCAAGGCCGAGCAGCCGTGCGCGGTCAATCGGCACTTGGCCGTACAAGTTCCAATGGCCCAACCTGAGATCCGATGGAACGGCGGGGTTGTTAGGGAACAGCAGCCCGTGGCTTGATGTTGGCCCAGCAAAGATCGTCGAACCCGAAAACCGCAGCCCCGGCTCTGAAACTTGTTGCACTGATTGCGCAACCGCCTGCCGAATCTGCTCCGTCGCTTCGCCGTACAGGAACGTGTTGGCTTCTTCTGGCGTCAACTCGTCGGACACCGCAAGCGTAACTGCCGGACGCACCGGCCTGGGAACGCCTAGCCGCCTGTCTGCCCCATGCACGTCTATGGCGCGTGGTGGTTGCGACCCGTCATCAGCCGTAAAAAACGTGCGCTCTGTCCGCTCGTCGTTGATCTGACCTTTGACGTAGCTGCGGGGTTGACTCGACAGAATCCACCCGCTTGCAGGCTGCGTGTTGATCGCGCCATCGGGAGTGCGCGAAAACCTGTGCATTGTGCGCGTCCCGGTCGGCGCGTGTGCAGCAAACAAGTCGGCGCGCACCGGGCGAAACTCCGACACGGCGTTGACGAGGTTCACGTTTCGCTGCGCCGCGTTCGCGCCGAGTGCGCGGGGGGATAGGCTTGGCTGCTCGCCTCCGAAGTCCTCGATCTTGATAACGCTCATGGGTTTTGCTCCCCAACTGCATCGGCAATCGCCGTAGCCACCAGCCAAAAGCGCTCACGGTAGCGGCCAAGCTCTGCCGGGTTGCTCTGGAAAAAGACTTCGACGATCAGGCCACCGGCGCGAACAAAGCCGGGCGTGAATTTACGCTCGCGCTTGAACTGCGCCAGCGGATACAGGCCGCCAGTACGCCGCACCGGAATCTCCAGCACCCGGCCAATGGCCTGCGCGATGCGCTGCGCCAGCGCCTTGTTTTTCGGCGCGGCGATGACCTCGACACCGGCAGACGTGGGAGTGTTGCTGGCGTTGGTGTGCAGCTCGATGGCGACATCGTGACCGTGCGCGAGCCGGATGGCGTCGTTGAGCGTCAGGTTCACGCCGCGCCCGCCGTCCTCTGTCACCTCGTGCCCGGCCTGCCGCAGCTTGAGTGCAACGATGTGCCGCAGCTCGAGCATGAGCGCCGCCTCGGTCGTGCCGCCCCACGTGTTGCCGGGGTCGTTGCCGCCGTGGCCTGCGCAGACGAGGATTTTCATAGCGCCCACCAGAAAAGGAAGATCGGCCAGAGCAGGAAAAAGAGTGGGTTCATAGCAGCCCCACTTCTTTTGCGACATACGTCCCAAGAGCTACGACCAAGGCAATAATGAAACGCTCAACCCAAACAGACGTTTGCGAAAATGCTGGCAACCTTGCTTCGGTAGTTTGCAAGCGCACATCAAGCCGCTCAATTGCCTGAAACGCACGATCTAGGCCGATGCTGATATTGGTCTGCCGCTCCTCAACTCGCGCCAGCAGTGTGAATGAATCACTGAGCTTGGCCAGTATCGCCCGCTGCTCATCAAGATCAGAGCGCAGTGCGTCGAGCTTGGTGCCAAGTATTTCGATGTTCATTGCAGTTCCTTCAATTCTTTGACCCACTGGTGGCAGGTGCTGGCGTATTCGGCGGCACGGTCTGCGTCGTAGGCGAATTCAAGAAGAAACTGCGAAGCCTCGTCTGAAAGTCTGCCGACGGTGGCGGCAGCAGCAGGATCGACGGTGCCGTCGGGAGCGGTGGACACGGGGCAGGCGGGGGCGGCAAAGGGGTCGCGCAGCCCGCCAGCAGCAGCAGCGAGGCGGCGATTGTCAGCGCGGATAGCCGCAAGTTGCCGGGTGGCTTTCTCATGTTGCACCTCAAGTTTGGTTGCCAATTCTGCGCGCGCACGCTCTATTGTAAGCGCTTGCTGCTGTGCGTCGGCGTACCGCTGGGCCGCCTCGGCACGGATGGATTGCACCTCGGCTTCATGCTTCGCCCCGAGGTAGTTTGCTGTCAACAGCGCCATGCTGATGCCCGCAACTAGGGCAGACGCCAAAAGTTTGACTGGTAGTGTGATCATTTGCTTGCTCCGTTCTCCATTTATCATCCACGGTCGCGAAGCCGATGTACGCCCCAACCACCGCCCCGACGAATACATAAAACGGGCCGGCAATGGCCCCGAGTTGATCGGATTCGGTCACCAGCAACAGCATGGGGAACAGCAGGCCCGCAACCATTGCTGCCCAAGCCATCGCCCGACGATTGCGCCAGCGAATATGGGGGTTTGGGTGATCAGCCATCACTCATCCTTGTTAGCGTCGAGGCTGCTCTGAAACATGCCCTCTTTGGCGCGCACAAAGATTTCCCGCTTCGCCTCCAATCCCAAAAGTTTCATTGACCGCGCCACATCTGCCTCATGTGAATTGCGGCAATGGTCTTTCTCCCAAGGCCTGAAAATTGCGTCTATCCAACGCTCTGCACGCCAGCCGCAGCGGTGCGCCCGGCCTGAAATGGATTCGTTGGCCGTCGTCTCTTTGTGGCGCGGCAGCAACGCGACGTTCAGCAACTGGCTCATCGCGTCGCCGATCTTGATCCAGCGCGGCGTGTTGTCGATCATGCGGGCCATGCGAGTGCGGGCAGCTTGGGCTCAATGTCGGCATAGCCGCTGGGCATAGGACGTGTACCACCCTCTACTTCAGCCAGCACCGCGTACAGCTTCGCCCACGTTGCGTCACGCGCTTCGACGCCGTACTGTCCTTCGGCCTTGAACTTCGGCACCGTGCTGGTGGCGTAAGTGCAGAGGCTCAGAATCCCGTCATACAGCCGCGTCTTGGCAAAGTCATCGAGCCGCTTCTGGGTGGCGTCCACGATCTCTTGCTTCACCCGCAGCGCAGCGGCTTGCTGGTTGGCCGCGATGACTTCAGGCTCCAGCGAGTACACCTCAAAAGCCTGATACCACTTGCCATTGATCTGCGTGGGCGTGACCTCGCGGTAGCCCTGCGTGATCGGATCGTAGGTCGGCGTGGGCGACTGAAACAGCGCCGCGTAGCCCTCGGGAGGGCTGAACTGCGAAGGGAAGCTGGTGTTTGGGAAAGCTGCGCGGATCTCTTGCTCGGACACACGCTGGAGGGTTGCAATGTGGATATACATGGTGATTCCTTAACTGATAGCCAGCCATATGTACACGGCCCCGTTCACGTTCACGTTGCTGGAGTCTTGGTTGACGATGAATCCGGTCGAGTTGGTGTCGATGGTGTCCAGCGTGGTCACTTCCGCCGCCGTGGTGTTCAGGCTCAAGCGTGGGTCATTGCCAGCAACAATACCTCGGGCTGTATCCCACACGAACCAATCACCTGATAAGTCTGTACGCTTGATGAGGATGAACCTTGCACCAGTTGTAAAGCCGCAGTTGATTGTCTGGCTTGAACCGTTGCCGGTGTAAGAGCCGACTTTGCTGATTCCGGGGAGGGATGCGAAGAGGTAGGCGACGTAGTTGTGCGACGAACTGTTGTGATCTGAACCAACTGTAAATTGAGTTGCGGTAGGGCGCGTATCATTGAATGATGATGTCGCGTTAACTTCTGCAAAATCTGCATTCAATACCACAGCTTTGGTCGAGGCTAAATAGGCGCAAGCCACAGACCAGCCGCTTGAGTGGGCAAAGCTCCGGTTTTTTACAATCAAAAGCTCTGGTGTAGCCCCCAGACTGTGAGTTACAGTTTGTGGGCTGCTGTTGTTCCCCGTATAGCAAACCACATCCATGAAGCCGGGGGCGCGGCGGAAGAAGTGGTTGATAAATGTCCAACTAGAATCATTTCCGTTTGCGCCAACGTACGATATACCGTTTTGATTTAGGGAGGACAAGTAATTTACGAAAGATGATTCTGCTGCCGTACTATTTGAAGCAAGACCTGACGCAGCACCTCTTAACCTATCTGTAAATACCTGATGGTTTCCACCAACGCTACGCGTTTGACCAAGATGCAAATCCGGTGCAAACCCCACCCCAGTCACCGTAGCAGCAGCCCCCGTACCAGTCCTAGCAATCGCGTTATAAACCTGCGTCCCCGTAGTAGGCGGCTTGTTGGGGCGGCGGATGGCGAGGTAGATGTAGGTGTCACCAGCAACATCTAACTGGCCGCGTGTAAAGCCTGTGGCGTTCACCCCCATGTTATCGTTGGCTTCGACGTTTGATGAGTTTGGCTGTAGGTGCGGCGCGGAAGACTGATCCCCGGACTTAGAAGCTAAAAAACCCCGCATACTGTCCACGACAATCCACGCCCCGGCACGAGTAGTATTTTTTAGTAATACATACTGTGGCTCCCAACCAAGAGTAGCTATAAGGTTACGACTACCATCACTCGTTGCACTCCCACACTGAATAACCCCATCTGCACTTGTGTCGTGTGCCCATGCGTAGATGACATACGTCCCGGTCGGTGCCGATGCAGACAAAGTTGCAGTCGTACCAGAAACAGAAAGCCAAGCGTTCGTAGGCGTCTGCGCTACCGTGGTATTCAGCCGCAGGTTATTGCCAGCAGTCAGCGAACGATGCCAAACAATCCAGTCGCCGGTAGTGTTGGTTATCTTGGCGATAACCTTCCCGACAGTTCCGAGGCTCGACAGGTTGATGTTGGTTGCTGCGCCGTTGGTGTGGCTGACCGTGTGGACATCAAAAAACTTCGGCGCTTTGCGGAAGGTCCAGCCGACGATCTGATTTCCGCTCGCAAAGTTCAAGCCAGATGAGTAGCCATTTCCATTGAACGCGTAGCCCCCCCAAGGCGAACTAGGGGTGCCTATGGTGTTTGTCCGTAGTACGTCATTCAGCGGCCTCGCACTATCAACTAAATAGTGGTCTTGTGCAGCACTTCTGTTTTTCTCCCAAACCAACCCCCCCTTACCCGCCAGATCAATCCCGTTGGTGATCGTCTGGGTGGAGCCGTTGCCGGTGTAGAGCCAAGTGCTGAATACGTCATCAACAAACAGCTTCTCCGCTACCATGGCTGATCGAAGTTTGTCAGCCAGCATCACGCATCCCCCACTCGGGCACCGTAGATCACGTTACCCACTTCCCAAAGCTGAATCACGGTCAAGCCAGTGGTCAGCAAAGTCGGTGCATTGCCACCGTTGGTTTTCCAGACCACGCCCAGAGAAGACCAGTTGATGGTGTTCGCGGTGCCGTCGTCAATCAGCAGGGTGATCGACTGACCGTTGGCCCATGTGCCTTGGGTGGGTGTCGAAGCACCACTGAGCGTCCATGTCTGGATGCTGCCGTTGGTGGGAGACAGTGCAGGAGTGGTGCCGGTGACGGCGAAGATTTCTTCTGTGTAGCCGTCGTTGATGGTCAGGCCAGATGCCGTGCCGCCTGTGATCGCGGGGCTGGTTAAAGTCTTGTTCGTCAGCGTCTGGGTGCCCGTTTCCGTGACGAAACTGCTGCCAATAATCGTCTGCACCTGCGCGGCTGTTAGCGGTTCTGACGGGCCGGTTCCTGCGCTGATTCTGCCAAGGATTGTTGCAGTTGGCATCGCCTGGATAGCCGTGGCGGTGGCTGCGTTGCCGGTTGTGCTTTGGTTCAACACAGGAACATCTGCTGCTACCATCGCTCGAAACACCGGCACTCCAGTGGCTCCGCTTGGCGCGGCGTAGAACTGGTTTGCGGCTTGCGGGACTTTGGTGATCGTCAGCGTCCCGGCGCCGACAACAGGAGAACCAGTTACAGTGAACTCGCCAGGCGCGGCAAGCCCTACGCTGGTCACGGTGCCAGCATTAGCTGTAGCTCCTGATGCCACCCCGTCTAGCTTGGCCTTGTCTGCTGCGGACAAAAAACCACTGACACTAGCCGTTGCATTGGGGTGTGTTGCGCCTCCAGCGCCGAAGTGCCCGTTGATCTGCGCTTGCAGTTTGCCGAACGCGGCCAACACGCTGTCTGCTGCCGCAACTGCCGTGCCTGTCGCTGTTGAAAACCCGGTCAGCGCCGCAGCCCGAACATCTGTGGCCAGGTCGCGCCACGTCTTGTCACCGCGCCAGTATTGCGCCACGGTGCCTGCTGCAATCGTCGGCTCGCGTGTGCCTGTAGCCGCGTCCAGTTCGGCCTGTGTGGCCATGTCAACCGCAAAGCCTGGGTTGGGGTACGTGCCGCTTAAAACCCCGCCTGCTCCGCCTGTAGGGGTTCTGGCGTTGGTCAGCCTTGCGTCTGTGTTTTGTGCGAAGTTGCCGTAGGAGCCCGCCGTTGCCCGCATTGCCACCCGGTCACCGGCCACGTAGGATTTTGGCGTCGTCCCTTCCTGTCCGCGAAGCACGGTAATTCGGCACTCCCCAGGCACCGCGTTGTTCACGGCGGTGATACGCAGAACTTCGTGGTCGGACTCCACTGTTCCGGCGCGCTTGAACGCCGTCACGACGTAAAAGCCGCCCCCGGTTGGGTTGAGAAGCACCGATGCAGCGCCGTCTGAGATTTGCAAAACCCCGAACCCAAGCTCAGTTGCCGGGGTGCCGGAGGTCGGCGTTGCCTGCACTGGCCCGATGAAGGTCGTCTCAAAGTTGTTGAAGAAAATCTGTGTCATCGTCAAACCTCACGTATTCTTACTTTTAGCTCGACCTCTTTGGCACGCCCGTCGTTGGTCGATGCCCTGATCGTGAGCTGATACGTCACTCCAGAAACACCGCCCTCATAGACCCACACCTTTAACGACCGTCGGTTAGGGCTTATGACCGAAGTGGCTGGAATCGGCATGATTGGCACCGACGAAACGCTGGACTGAACAATGGTATCGCCAACGGGAAACCACTCATCGAAGTCGATGTCGTAATCTTGCACGTCACGCGGCTGCTGCCGCACGGTTCCGATGATTGCCATGTTCTTTAGTCCATCACCACGAAGGTAAAAGCGCCGGGAGCCACTTGGAACCGGCGTTCATCCGGCGCGGGTTCGTCCCACTTTGCAACCCGCACAGCACTCCCGCCAACTGCTATCTGCGCACTCGCCGTTGTAGCACCCAGATGCCGCGCGAAAACCATGTGATGCGCGTTGATTGTCGCACGGCTTTCTGCAAAAACCGACAAGCGCCCGACTACCCGCCCTGCTACGGATGCGCCAGCAGCGGGAAACAAAACGAGCGGCACCGAGATATTGCGCCGGGGTATCACAAACCCGCCAGCGACCGCAAAGGCCGCAGGCTCAACGCCCATCGGGGTGCGCACAAAAACGCGCCCGACAACCCCTGCATCTGCACGAGGGGTTGTTTGGATTCGCTCGCGGCGAAACACCCTGGCAGTCGCCTGTACGCCCGCCTGGCCGCTTACGTGGATATGATCTCGCGTGAAGCCGACTGCAATGCTAATTGCTGTTTTCGCCTCCGCCTGGACTGGCGCACGGCGCAGCACAACCCCGAGAGCACCCGTTACTTCCGCCTGCGCCGCACGTTCCAGTCGTTGGCGTGAATGCACCCGGCCAACTAAGCCGCCTACCGTTGCCGTTGGCTCGATGTGGACAACCAGATGGCCAAAGACTCGCGGGCTCGGAATGATATGAGCCAGCAGCGTACCATCAATGCGAACGCGAACAACGGGGTCAGAAACCGCCCCGTTGATGGCAAAGCCGTTGATCGCGCCGCCGTTGAGCATTACAGCAGCGTCAGGTTGAAGTCGCCAGAGGTGGTAGCAGAATCAATGACGTACACGTCGTTCACCTGCAACGTCCGGGCGTTCGGCAACGGCGCGCTGTAAAGGAGCGTGGTGGTTGGGTCTGTAGGGGTTGCACCCTCCACGATACCAATATGCGTCACGGTGACGGGTGCGCCAGTCACCGGCGGGAATGGGACGCGCACCGAGTTGAACGTCACGCCATTCGCCGGGGCGTTGAACGCGCCCGCCGGTTGGCGCGCATACCACGGCGCAGCCACTTCTGTGCCCGCAGTAAAGGCGTCGGTCGGGTTGGCCGTGAACAGCGCAAAGTAGGCCGTTCGCAACGGCGGGAACGGCTGGCCGCGCAGTGTTGCGTTGATGACTGCGTTAGCCAACGAGGTTGAAAAACCGGACATGACACACTCCTTTTAAGATGTTGGCGCGACTGCCGCGCTCGATTGAACTTCGGTTGCAAGCAGGGCTTTAGCCCGCTGCAAGTACGCCGCTGAAAGCGCGGCGTTGCCGCCGTACTCGGCGTCTTTGGCGTAGGCGTAGTGCAGGATCAGCCACAACAAGACGGGAGCCCACTGCGGGCGGAAGCTGGTACCCCCCACGACAGTTTCGTGCCTCCGCCCGTCCCCCGTTGGGGGCGCTACATCTTCAGGTGGGGTAGCGTACTCCATTTCCACTACCGCCCCTTCAAGCGCGGGGGGGAACACGCGAAAATGCCTAGGCGTGCGCGGGTCGTACATAAAATGCCGAACTACCCTCGACCCCGCGCGGCTGCGCCAGTTTCCCGCCGAAGCGTCTAGCAACACTGGGTCAACTTTAGTAATGGGCTCGCCGCTGGCGTTGGCCGCAACATCAATCAAAACTGCCCCCGGCGGCAAATTCTGCAACACCCCCGGAGCTAGCGGGAACGGCGCTACCGCCGAAGATGTGTCCGGGCGGGCGGCGTGGACTTCGCGTTGGGCCAGGTTCAAAAATTGCACTAGCTCAGAGGCGGGCCAGCGGGTTCCGTCTGGGTCTTGCAGCATCGTCTGCGCATCGCGGACTATGGACTGAGCAGCTTGGTTCATGCAAAGGGCCTCCCCACGACTTGCAGGCTGGGGCGAACCCTCCCGATGCCCCCTTCAATGCGCGCCCGGCTTGCGGCTCGTAACGCCGTTGCCGTGTACGCCATAGCCCCGTGCGGGTCGCTAAACGGCTGCCCTGGAATAGCCATCGCTCTAGCGGTCGCCCCCGCAAGAACGGCGTCGACCCACAAATCGAACAAGTCGGGGTGCAGCGCAGTCGCGTTGCGCGCGGGTTGCAACGCAACATTAACTGCCACAGGGTACACTTTGTCCGGGGGCGGATGCAGTCGTATCTGGAAGCCGTCATCACCCCACACAGCGGAGTACGCCAGCGGGGCTCCTGATGGCCGCCCCAGCGACTCAAAGTTATCCGCCGCCCTAGGAGACGCCCGGCGGCCCCCCACAACGACATCCAGCACCCGCGCAACTTGCTGCTGCGCTGGGGCCTCTAGGGAGTACACCGCCTCTCCCGGCACCGTGTTAAACGGCTCCAGCTCTAACCGCACGGACTGCGTACTCTCACAGAACGCGATAGCCGCGTCTAGAATAACCTGCGCCGCCAGCGGCGCCGGGCACCCCGGCAAGTAGGGCAGCATCCTCGGAAAGAAGTCGCTGATGGGTTTCATGTGGTTGATGTAAAAAGACCCGACACAGAGGCCGGGTCATTCTAACACTACTGCCGCGCACCAGATCAGTTAACGATCATCAGTGCCAAGCCGCGAGGGTTCACCGCACGGTAGCCGTACACGTTCAGACTGCGGATGAAGTCCCCGAAGTCGTTTTGGTTACGCACGGTTTCCATCTTGGTGATCTGCGACGCGAAAGTGATTGCGCTCTTGTGCCCTGCGATGATCGCCCGGCGGCGCTGCACCGCCCCAGTCGAGACAATGCTGTTGGCAGTGCCGTCACCAGACACCCATGGCGTAGCCGTACCCGCCGCGCCGCGAGGGAGTTGATTGGTTACGTACACCGTGAAGCGGTCGATGAGGCCAATCCGCCCGTTACGCACCGGGCTGGTGGAGTCGCCGGTCGAGAAGGCCCGAGCCAAGTCACTCTGGAACAGCAGCGCCCGCGTAGCGGGGTCAACCAGCAGGTAACGGTCGCTGTCCGGGACGTTTTGCTCGTCGAGGATGGACGCCAGCTCCAAGACCTTCTGCATCACGTTGGCCGGGGTCAAGGTGATCGGCGCAGCGTCCGTCCCCATCGCGTAGGCAGTGGAGGTGACGCCCGCAGTCGGGCCTCGGTTGGCGGCGTGGGCCAGGTTGAACGTGCCGTAGAGCACGTCCGAGTCGATGGCGATGCGCATCTGCTCGGCGGCGTCCGTCGAAAACACGTCGATCAGGTTGGGCTTGGACTGGTAGTCCAAAACGTCGTTGATCTGGAAAGCAAAGTACTTGCCCTTGTCGATCAGCAGCTCCTGCATGTCCGGCGTCGGCACCTGGTAGGCCAGCGGCATACCAGCGGCGTAGTTGGCGATCTGAATGGTCGGGGCGGTGTTGATGAACACCTTGTCGCCCATAGACGACACCTCGCCCTGCCAGTCGGTGTTGGCGATTTCGCCGTACACAGACGCAGCGTAGAATTTGGCGTTCAGTTTGGCCGACCAGATGGACGGGATGAACCGCCCCGAGTAGGCGTTGGTGGTTGCGCCGTTGTTGGCGGCAAACGCACCGGAGACGGGAAAGACTGCGCTCATGAAAAGCTCCTGGAAATTTTAGGCCGCCGGGGTATCACTGGATACGACCTTCGGCAAGGGCCTCGTTAATCATCTGCTCCGCACGCTGCATTTCCGCGTCCCGGCCACGGTACTTGCCGGTAGCAACTTCGTGGTAGAAGTTCCGTACCTGCTGCTGCGTAATCGTGGGTTTATCCACGGACACCGGGGGGGCGGAAGCGCTGCCTTTGGGGCTCACTTGTTTCGCCAAGGGGTCGGCTTTCGGCGGGGTTTGTTTTGGAAGGGTGTCTTTGAACGCTTTGAACACGCTGACGACTCGGCTGACATCCATCGCGCTATGCGCGGCAGAGAGCGCGGCCTGCCGAGGTTGCCCATACACCGGGTCAACTTCACCAAGCCAAGCCAAGAAGCGGGTATCAGTGTTGACCTGCTCCCAGTCTGGGACGAGAGCAGCCAGCTTGCTGAAGAACACTTCCTCGGCGGTCGTCGATACGGTCTGTGCGGTGCCCTTGAGCGCACTTTCCAAATTGGCAATGCGTTTCTCAAGGCTCGACACCGTTGCGTCCATGTGCTTTGCAATCACAGAGAACGCGCCCTGTGCTTGCCGCTGCACCATTTCCACCAAATCCTGCCCGAAGGACTCAACATCCTTGGAGTTTGCCGCTGGCGGCTGCGCAGTTTCCTGTGGCCGAGGCTGCTGGGCCAGTTTCTCCATGCGCTCGATGGCGTCTTGGAGTCTGCTTTGAAGCTCTTTGTTCTGCTGCTGCAATTTGGGCACTTCGGCGTGGAAGATGCCTTGCAGCGTGCGGAACTTGTGCTCCCAGTTGGCGTCTTGGGACGCGGCGTTGCTCGTATGGGCCGGGGACTGCGCAGTTTCCTGCGGCGGCTGAACTTGCGTACCCGCTCCAGCGGAAAGATCAGTAGCAGCAGGCTCCTGTGGCAGTGAGGCTCCTTGCTGGTTGGCCTCCGCTAGAAGCGCGTCTGCGGCTTCCACTTGACGCTGAACGGATTGGGGCAAATTTGCCATGACTGTGCTCCTGTACGGCTATTGCCGTTTCTCAGGTTGATAGGATGCTACCATATTTTTTATGGTAGCGCAACTACTGCCGATTTGCGACAGATTCAGCGGCGGTCAACTTTTCCGTCATGAGCTTAATGAACCCCGCTGCGCCCTGCGCCCGCTGGAGTGCCCCATGATCCGGGTTAACCAACAAAATTTCTACTTGCCGGGCCATCTGCACGGCCAGCCACTCTTTGAACGGCTTGTGCCTGCACAAGTAGTCGAACAACTGGGCCTCTTTGTCGCGTGTCATGGGGCCGCCGCAGGCTGGAACGTGTCAGTCACTGCGGCCCCATCCATCAACTCCTGCCCGCTGCCCGCTTGTGGGGCCTGCTGGGCCTGTTGCTGGGCCATCTGCATCTGTTGCTGCTGGGCGCGCTCCCGGATCACGCTTGTCGAGGGCACCACCTTGTCCGGGTTCGGAATGTCGAGGCGTTTAACAGCGTGCCGCAGCAATTCCGCCCGCCCGTCGAGCCCAACGATTTGCATATCAATCGGGTTCGCCGTGCCAATCAAGAACTCATTGAGCCGCACCTGCGCCGACTCTTTAGCCACCATGCTCGTAGCCCCCCGCGCCCGCACCTGCAAGTCGCCCATAAGGCCCAGCTCCGGGTTGAACATCATCAGGTGCTGGTAAGTGCGCTCGACCACCGGCCCGATGACGTGGGTATCGAGCGAAGTAACGACGCTTTTTATCTGCCGCGAGGCGTTGTTGATCATCATCGACATGCCCGAAGCCGTGCGCCCCGCGCCGCCCGCGCCGCCGCCCAAACCGGCCATGTACTTCGGAATCCCCGCGTACTCGTCCGCCATGTGGCTGAACTGCGTGAACACGCCCATCAACTCGTTCGCGTTGCTGTTGGGCTGGAAAAACGAGACCGCCGCCGAGTTCGACCCCATCGGGTCGTTCGTCGTCTGCCAGATTTTCCACGGGTACATCTCCGTCATTTCCGCCCCTTGAGGCAGCCGGTCAATGTTGATGTTCGCCTGTGGGCCACTAGCGATGCCTAAATTATTGGCCAGCGCCCGCGCCGCGCTGTTGCACATATCCTGGCAGTCGCGCACCACATCGAACAGGCTGCTGTGCCAGAACGCACCCGGCACCCGGCTGAACCCGTCTGTGAAGTACGGCCTGCGGTCGAGCGGGTCGGGGTTGATCGTGGCCTTGATAACCCAGTTACCGACCAACCAAACCTCGACGCCGTACTCCTTGGCCTCATCAGGCACCTCGTCCTCGTCCATCCCCCACTCGCGCAGCATCTTGCCCGATACCGACCCCCAGTACTGGAGCGCGTCGATGGTGTCTGAGGACATCGTCGTGTCGGCGTTAACCGTCCGGCCTTCGGCCTCGATGCGGGACGTGTCCACGGTAAGCCACTCGTTGAGCCCGCCGGTGCCATGCTCGTTGAGCACCGCCCGCAGCGCGTCCTCGTTGTAGCTCTCCACGCCGATCATCGCGCTCAGGTCGCCCCGCGTGAGCTTGTGCCGCTCAAACAGGTAGGCATCATGCACCGACGTAGCGTGCGGTGCTGGGTAGATCATGAACGGGTCAACCCGCTCAAACACCCGCTTGGTCACCTGGGACACCTGGGCAACATGCCGCCCGTCCGGGCCGGGAACCCACCGCAGCGCCCGCCCCTGGCGCACCACCGGGCCTTTGAAGATGGCCGTCTTGAACACCGCGAGGTCATCCACGAACTGATCCAGCGCGTCGATGAACCCGCCTTCGACCAGCACGTCCTCAACCTCCAGCTCCGCTTGCTCAGCGTCCGCCTGCGCCTGCTCCTGCACCCGCTTGTGCATCTGGGACTTCATGTCCACCATGCGTTGGCGCATTTCCTCCACACTCAGCGGCGTGCCCGACATTTCTGACTGCATCGCCTCGTCGTACACCGATCTCATGATCTGGTCTGCCAGCTCCGGCGGCAGGTCGGGGCTCGGTGTGGGCGTCAGCGTCCACGGTTTCTCTGACCCGTTGCCTGCGAGGATGTCCACCAGCAGGGCCTTGAGCTGCCGCGCTTTGGTAGCGAACACCATCATGTAGATTTCAGACCCGCCCTGACGGCGGATATGCACCAACTTGTCCGGGTCGTACTCTCCCCGGCGCGACCGCACAGCGCTCAGCATTTCGCACTCGATAGGGTCCTTGGCCTTTTTAGCCTGCGCCCAGTGGCGCCGCACGTACTCGACCAGCGAACTAACCACCGGTTGATTACGGGCCTGCTCCGCCCGCGCCGTAGCCTGCGCGGCTTCCTCGCGCTGCAGCGACCCCAGCGACCGCGCCGAAAGCACCCCGTTAAAGGTCACCTGCTGCGGGCGGGCCGTGGGTGTTGGTAGTCCAAGTTGCATTTTATGCAGCCTCAAATTTAGGTCACCCCATTGTACGCCAGTCAGGCATACATATACGCCGCCTTAGCAACGTCGCGCACCCGGCTGCGCATTGGGTAGTTCTGCCCCGGAGACAGCAGGTTGTAATGCAGCGCCAGATACTGAAGCGCGTCCCCGATGTGGCTGTGGTGGTTCTTTTCCGCCGTGGTGCTGGTAAGCCCGCTGGAGGTTTTCTTCCAGCGATGGCCCCACTCCAGCGCATTTACGATGTGCCCGCAGCGAGCATCAATGAGCAGCCCCGGCCCCGCGTCGATCTGCCGCGCCAGCAGCCCCTCTACCGCTTGCACCCGGCGTTCCGGGTCGTTGGTGCCCGCCTTGACCGCCACGAACCCGCGCTGCTGCACCGCCTGAGCTATCGTCCGCTCGTCCACCTGACTGCGAGCGAAGCACGCCGGGTCGAGCACGAACACGATCTTGCTGCGCGGCACCGTCGCAAACTTGTTGGCCAGCAGTGGCATGAGCAGCTTGTCCAGAAACGACTCCACGCCCATCGTCTCATCTTCGGGGACGTAGCACTCCGCAAGCACATTCACCCGGCCCCGTGCATCCTGCTGTCCGATTGCCGCAGCGGCTTGCAGCCCGTTGTCCATCCCCACAATAAGCGGGTTGTTTGACCCCAGCACGGGCTCCAGCGGCTTTTGCGCCACATGGAACGCCTTGCGAAAACTGGCCCGGTAGATCGGCTGCCCCAAATCTCCCGCGCCAAAGTTGTTCTTCAGGTAAACCGAAACCCAAGCTTCCGAATTGCCTGCTATCAGATTCGCGTAATAGTCGTAGCGCAGGTTGTCAAGATTCTCCGCGTTTGGGTTAATCGAGCCGTCCTCCAATACCACTGGAGGTTGAATGAACACCTCGGTGTTCGACGGCGGCGACGTAATCAAGTCGTGCCAGAAGCCCCCAACGGGCGGCGGGTTCGTGGAGCATATTACTCCGGGGTACGTCACGCCCCCAGCGTCCACGTTCGGATAGCGCGCCACGCGCCCTTGCAGGCCCCGGAACACTTCCGGCGCCACTTCTCGGGCTTCTTCAACCCATGCGGCCGAGCACTCCACCGACAGCAGCCGCCGCACATCATCCGGCGTATCGGCCGCCATCATCATGATTTCCGAGTGCATGATCGTGCCATCAGGCAACCGGGTGTGAATCTCGTAGGTGTTGTCTGTCAGGCGCCACTGGCCAAACGTGCTGTCGGTCTTGACGATGCACCAGTGGTCGATCAATGGCTTGACCGTCGTTTTCATTTGCTGCATCGTGTTGCGCAAGATGATGAACTTGGTGCGGCGCACGTTTTTGTACGGCGCCTGGTTCATGCCGCGCACCAGCAAGTCAAACAGCGCGGCGGTTGATTTGCCCCCGCCTACCGGCCCCATTATTATCTTGATGTACGCCTGGCTTTTAATGAAGTCCCGGCCCGTCGGCGTGGGTTTGTAGTTAATCGACATCCACTATGTCCCCGTTGACGCCAACATACGGCTGCATTGCCGGAGTGGGGTTGAGTGATACCTGAAGGCTTCGCGGGCTATCGCCACCGAGGTCGATGGTGATGTTGGCGACGGGCATGTTGGCCGTGGGGTCTTTCGGTGGCGGCTCTTTCCAGCCCACCCAATCTAGCAGGAGCGACACGGCTTTGCGCTTGTCCTCGATTTCACCATCGGTGCGCAGCTCCATCATCCACTCATCGAGCAGCCCGCTGAGATACGTCTCCGCTTTTTGGCGGGTGAGTTTCTTGAGTTCCTTATGGTCGAGCGTGGTTTCCATAGTGCATTATGGCGCACACTTACGCGCGTGTCAAAAAAATCCCCGCACCAGGCGGGGAAAACACACCAAAGGAGACCGCCCATCCCGGGGCGGCATTTGATTGTAGCACGGCACTCGGCCCGGTCAGCTTGTTGCGGCCCGGTCAGCCTGTTGTGGCCCGGTCAGCTTGTTGCGGCCCGGTCAGCTTGTTGCGGCCCGGTCAGCTTGTTGTGGCCCGGTCAGCGTGTTGCGGCCCGGTCAGCTTGTTGCGGCCCGGTCAGCTTGTTGCGGCCCGGTCAGCTTGTTGCGGCCCGGTGCCGGGGGTTAGGTAAAAGATGTTACACGGCTTTTGGT